TGGTGACACTGCTGGCCCATATATTTACGTCCTCGCTACCCCATGCCGCATCGACCTTTGAAAGCGTAAAATTAACAGCCGGAATATCTGTGTGGATCTCAGAAAACGTAATCGCTGTCGATGTGGTCGGAGTTGTTATAATAGCTGTGCCTGTATTTATAACCATTCCTAGCTGCTCTCCACAATTGCAATTACCTGTACGCTGACCTTACCCGTAAAGGCTGCCGACGTGTTAATAGCGGCACTGGTTGTTGAAACGCCCGAGACCCAAACATTTACGTTTGCATTGTCAGTCGTCTCCAGCGCAGTTGCGGTAACTATGGGTGCTGTGGTGTACTCCTCCTGGAATGTGTACGTCTCGCCAGATGAGTTGGAGAATGTCACTGTCGATGCCTCCATTGTCATCGTGTCCTCAGACTGGTATATAAACTGAGGTGATCTGCGGACAAACGGATAGGTCTTTCTCAGCCTATTCGCATCATGCTTTCTATCGATCTTTGTACTTGCCATGTTGACGCCCCACTGCTATCGTTAGATAAATATTACGTAGGTCGTTAATGTGCTACAGTATCTGCGAAGCTAGTGTGGCCAGCTCAGACCTCTGTCCCTTTATTAATGTGATATGGCCAGCTATATCGTGGTCCTTGAACTTTTCTACCGCATATGTGAGGCCATTTGAGACCGAATCAACGTACGTATTATCTATCTGCTCGACATCACCTGTCAGTACTATTTTTGTGTTCTCCCCGGCCCTTGTAATAATAGTCTTAAGCTCATGGACAGAAAGGTTCTGGGCCTCGTCAATTATAATAAACGCATTGGATATTGACCTTCCCCTTAGGTAAGTTATAGCCTCAACCTCAAAGATGCCCTTTTCAAAATACAGCGAGATCATTGACTTGCCATTTCTGTCCTTGTCAGAATTAAAGAGATATCCTAGGTTATCGAGTATAGGTTTTGTCCACGGATGCATCTTCTCCTCAAAGGAACCTGGTAAAAAGCCTATGTCATTACCGAGCGGCTGTACCGGCCTAGATACCACCAGCTGGTGAAAGCCTATATTCTTTTCCAAGACATGATGTACTCCTGCGGCAACCGCGAGCAGTGTCTTACCAGTTCCAGCCGGACCGACTAGTGTTACAAGCTTAATAGTCGGATCGAACAACAGGTCAAAGGCAAATCGCTGTTCCTTATTTCTAGGCTTAACACCCCAGATAGCTCCAAATTCAGGAAGAAGTGTTATCTCGCCTTCACGATGGCGGCCTATAGCGGCAGACGCAGACGGTGTGGACTTCATCACTACGAACTCATTTGGCTTGATACCCTCAAAGTCTGGATGATCTTCCAGCACTGCCATCTTCTTATCTTCATATATTTTATCGACAATGTCCTGTGATACCGTTGCTCGGCGGACGCCTGTATAGATCAGACTCTTGTTACTTGTCACCCTGTGTTTCAGGTAGTCATCACACGGGATTCCCAGGACGTCACACTTTACGCGGAGGTTTATATCCTTAGTGATAAGCGTAACATTATCTCCGTACCTCTGGATTAACTCGTAGGCATCGGAGAGGATAATATTATCAGCCAAGGGGTTATCAATTAACTCCTCAGGCATCTCATCCGTAACCTCGAGGCGTTTTGTTATCTTTAAAGTGCCTCCATTACGAAGTTCAACTCCATCACTTAGGCTGCCCTGCTGTCGAAGGTTATCCAGGTGTCGACTGACTTGCCTGGCATTTTGTCCCGTCTCTCCAGGATGACCCTTTTTTCTATCAAGCTCCTCGAGAACTACTAACGGAATAATAACCGTATTGTCCTCAAAGGCGAAAAGGGATTCAGAGTCGTAGAGTAAAACGTTAGTGTCTAAACAGAATATCTTTGTCAAGATGGCGTCCTTTCCCATCATATCTATAAATATATTATTTCTACGATACACTCACACTTATTGATTTTAAAATTAAATTCGAGGAGCTGAAATGGAAGATGAACCAATATCCGATATAACATGTTTCGGATTTCACCACGAGACTGGCATACAGTGTCAAAAGCAAAGTTGCAGGCAGTGGATTCCCTGTAAGGGTGACCTGAACTGTACTGTACTGTCTGCTAAAAGGGGGCCGAAGACCCTGCAGCAAATTGGAGACATCTTTGGACTGACACGTATGCGAGTGTGCCAGCTTGAAAAATCAATATTAAAAAAGATTAGGCGTAAAACAAACGCCAATTAATTGGTGGACCCGGTGGGAATCGAACCCACGTCCGGAGCATCTTCAAGGTCAAGTCATTCACAAGTTTAGTCAGTCCATTCCCGGATCGACAAGGTAGTCACAAATTTTCCCATCTCCTATGTAACCTCGGAGATCCACCTGTTACAAAAGGTATTCACTTATCTCTAAGTGGGGTAACTTTGTACCAGGGAACCATTGTGATTTTTTATTTTCGCAGGATCTCTACCTGTTATCCGACGTTGGGTATCAAGGTCATCGGAAACCCCGACATTACGCGGCTAGCGCGTAAGTGTTGTAATTGCTATCGTTGGCAATTATAAGTTTGAGATTGAGTTTTAGGTCATCTAGCTCATAAGACCACTTGCACTATCACTATCCGCTACCCCGTCGAAACCAGTCGGGCCCATAGATTAAGCTGTGCGGGGAAACCCACCTACCTGCCGCACACAGGTGCCCACCCAAAAAAATGGGGAACCATTTGTATGATCAATCTTCATCCCTAGAAGAAAGTGATGATTTAACAAGGTCACCTGACTTGTTCTTTAGGAGTCGAAGCCCCTTTCTCACCCTGACACCTGCGGACTTGTTTCCGTTGGCGTTCTTGTGAACATCAACTTCCAATGACTCCACTAGAGTCTTCAGTTCTGTCCACTGGTCAATTATCTGCTGTCTCATATTAGGCTCCCTAACTATTTGATATTATAAATTTGAATTAATCTTCCTGTAAACTTTATTTTAACTAGTGACCAACCCAGGAGAATTATCGATCACTTCATTCTCGTCTAACTCGCTCAAACACTCACAAATTACGCGCATTTGTGCCCCATCTTCGAGTTCCAGTGCCAGCAGTTTTATAATATGCAAAATCTGCGACTGCTTGACTCCAAAATTCATAATCTCCGCTACAATTTGCCTCCCCGCGGCAAGGTCAGTTGCGTCTCGTTCTGTTTTAGTTTTACCATAAAATTTAGTCATAATAAATAGTCCATGTCTTATAAATATTACTTTTCAGTTTCAGGCTCAATGAATTCAGTCCTAAAAAATGGCTCTATTTTATAGAGTTTTTCGCCTAATATTCTTAAGAGCTTCCCCTCAGTTCGTCCATCAATAAAGTCTGATGTTAGTATTATATGACTGTTCCACTGCTTGTTATCAATAATAAACTGAGCCTGTTCCCATGTCGGAATATCTACATCGTATGACTCTAGGATATTGGTGAGTTTTTCAGGGATCATAATGGCGATATCTTCTTTGGTCATAACTGACCTGGTGTCCTCGACATTATAAACAAACTCTGACTTGCAAAAATCTATAATACGATGTATGACCCCACAGTTATTGCACTTGACGGTCTTAGAGATAATTTTATCATCATCATCAACGACAGAAAATACAACAAATTTATGAAAAATAGGATCAGGCATTCTTCTAAATTGTGGTAATACACAGTGGCAGCTCACCAAGTGCTTTATTCCCTCTGGCATTTTTACGTGCTCCCATCTTTTATTATTGCAACACTTAACTTATTTATATTATCTAAAAATATGGAAGCGTATCTTTTAGAAACTGATGCCCCTGCGGCAGGCACTATCCTCTCTTGTCCTGTATCATTAGAGATAGTAACCCCCCAATTCGCTGCTGATCGCAAGACATTGAGTGCCATATCTAGCTCCTCAATAGTGATATTGTTTATTTCCGCAGTTAATTTACTCACGCTTATTAGAACGCATGTGCTACTTAATGACCTAATCCTTTCATTGAGCAATTTTGCAATCTCATGATGTTCGGCAGATGCCCTGGTGGTTAGATCATTAACATGTGATAAAACGGCAGGACGCGCTCTTTCATTAATAATGGTAACTGTTCCATTAGAACAGATTATCTTCTCAACGCTTCTAAGGTCATAAAATTTTACCCCTGCTATCAAGTCACCTTTCATTGGTGATACTATGTCTGTTCCTACAGCGGCAGCAACATCTGCAATTGTATTCAGTGTCTTAAGGTTATCCACACCAAATGACACGAGCATAACGTCTATAGTCTGTCTATCATTATTAACTTTTATCGTGTTGATTACGTCGCTGCTAAATCCCCTAGCAAATATGGTGACAGGCTCCTTTTCCTTAGACGCGTCCTGCAGTAGTCCATCTATCTCGCCAAGCGTCTCAATAACGCCGTCAATTAAAAAACACTTGCACCAATTTTTTTCCCATTTCTTCTCTCCATAAAAAGGTCCTATAGGAAGAAGTAATGAAAAATTATAACCTGATTTTAATTCAATTAATGTGTCATTTGTCTTTGAGACGTCTATAAAAATTTTGCCTGTCATGCCAGCCATACTGCTGGCCTCTGTCACGATATCTGTAATAGTTGAGCTGAATGAAAGTGAAGACAGGAGGCCAACTATATCACTGCGCCTTAGAACTGTTGGAGATATATCATCGTAGCTTTTATTTTCTAGGTCAGCACGTGGGCCTACTATTAACTTAATAACCATAGCCCCAGAGCCTGGAACTCTTTTCTCTGCTTCATGAACACACTCTAGAAGCATGCCTGCAATCATTGAATCTATACCGACAGACGACTGATACAATTCGTTTAAAATGATATAAGTCCGCTTACTCACATAAATTGAATTGGCATTTCCACGAATAATACTTCCATCTGCTTCGGAAATAGAGTTTAAAATAGAAAGAATCCTGTCAGTTGATTCCTTAATTTTATCCTCAAATATTACCTTAGAAAAGTTCATAAAAATATATGGCTCCCCGAGCTGGACTCGAACCAACGACCATCTGATTAACAGTCAGACGCTCTACCAACTGAGCTATCGGGGATCGGGCATGCTCATTATATTATACACTCAAATCATTAAGAGTTTTTTGCATTTGAAAAATCTTTTTCTTAATAACCTTCTTAATACCTGGATTAACACGTGTCGCTCGAGGAACAATCTCATGCCTAATATAATTACGCATAAATGAAACGTCTAAATTACTAGGATCATTCACGTAAGGCACTTCCTTTCTATCGCACCAATCAACAAGAAACTCTTTTGGAGTTGCAAGAAAAGGTCGAATAAACTGATCTCGAGCAAGTGGAATCATCATTGGATTTCCATGCAGTGAAGTAAAAATCCAATTTTCAACAGCGTCATCTAGGTGGTGACATGTAATAATAGATTCCGCATTACACATATTAAAAAAAGCATATCGGCACAGACGCCAATAGTTTTCCAATGATTCACCCTGTGGGGGTGACAGCAAAATTCTGTCTGTAACTAATTTAATATCATATTTCTTACAGTACCCTGTCACCAGTTGCTGCGCCTCATTCGCGTGACTTGTTCCGTGATTAAAGTGAAGAACTGTTATATCCTTTCTTCCATTTCGAAGAAAATCCAGTGCAGCCATTGAGTCAGGACCACCCGACACAGCGATGGCAACTTTCTTAGGGATCTTTACAGCTGTAGTAATCATAATATATTGGTAGGGCGCCGGGGACTTGAACCCCGAACCTGCCGGTTATGAGCCGGATGCTCTGACCGATTGAGCTAGCGCCCTATACTTTTTATTATAATAAGGGATATAGGATTTTACAAATCCAATATTCTAATATGAGGTATTACCAGGTGTCTTCCTGACCTAGCCAGTCCTTGAAATCCTCACTGCCACCTCGTGACTTCCAGTCAGAGTCAATGCACAGTTTAGAACTTATACCTCCCCGGGCATTAAACAGCATTACAATCCTGAGCCTGCATGGCTTATAGACATCAATGATATCATCGTATATAACATTTATAAGTCTCTCATAAGACATCACCGACCCACGAAATTGAAAAAAATACTGCTTCAGTGACTTAAGTTCGATAACTTTTTTATTCGGATAAAATGTGATATAGGCAGAGGCAAAATCTGGCTGACCAGGAACTCCTTCAAATGTAATTTCTGGATTTTTTATCTTTATTTCATACGGTTCTTTAGTAGGATTAGGAATAGATTTTAATAGCTTCCTATCCGACCACGACATGACTAATTTTTTTCAATATCCTGCAGGGACATTGACATTGCAAAATTTGCAGTGGCCTTCATTCCTGAATGGAATGACATTTTAGGTGTCCATCCTAGAAGCGCCTTCGCCTTTTGATAAGAGCCCAACGTAAACTTATTAACCTCTTTTTCAAGGCGAATCTTTTTTAATGGATAAGTACCCTCAAATAGATCAGGATATTTATCCCAAAATTCACCAGCACTATGAAATATAGGATTAGTGTCGCTTTGCAAGGTCTCGGCTATCGTACTGTATATTTCTTTTACGGAAAATGCTTCGCCAGATGCAGCATTAAAAATATGTCCTGGGGCGTTAACATGTGTCATGCACAGCACATTAAGGTCATTCACGTCATCAACATACACATAGTCTCGACGCTGATCGCCAGTAGAGTGTAATATAGGAACATTACCTTGAAGCAACTCCCTTAATATGTAACCAGTCAGTGGTGGAGATAGACGACGAAAGTCCTGGTGTGGGCCATAAACGTTATAATACCTAATAATTGCGATATCAAGGCCGTAGGAATTACTGTAAACCCTGCACGAGTGCTCAGCTTGTAACTTTGAAGTAGCATATACCAGGTCAGGGGTCACATTATCAGTCTCGGCAGACGGAAAATTAATATTATTTTCGTATATGGCTGACGTGCTAGCAAATACAACTCTTTTAACACCATTTTTTCTGGCGTGTTCTAACACATTAACTGTGCCACCCACATTAACGTCTACTGCATGATATGGATCCTGTTGACAAACTGGCAATGATGAGATACCTGCAAAGTGAAACACGTAGTCTACACCCTTTAGTATATCACCCATGATGGAAGACCTGACATCCTCCTTAATAAAGGTGCCAAAAGTCTTGCCATCTATTTCTAAATTATCCTCGTAGCCAAAGGACATGTCATCCACCAGGATAATATCATGTCCCTCGTTGTGCAGTCGATAACCTAGTTGGGAACCTATAAATCCCGCTCCACCCGTTATAACAATCCTAGCCACTGCTCACCTAGTTATCACGCCAGAGATGATTGGCAGCATATTTTAGGACCTCCTCTGCGGAGTCCTCATTGTATCCATACTCATCAACCAGCGTTCCTATCATATCACTGTACTTCTTCTGCTGCTTGCGATCCCTTGTTTTAGACTTAGTAACAATGCGGGCAATTTCTCGTACTGATGACATTAGCTTATTCTCAATTGCCTCGCGGAGGGGTCCGTAGACATTCCACCTGACCTGCTTGCCCCTTCTTAACAGGGTAAACATATAACTGGTAACATCATTCCGGAATCCCTCTTTTGCCGAGCCTGTAATTCCTATCTGCTCCTCGATAGACTGCATGAACTTCTCGTCCGGCTGCATCTCCTCGTTGGTGATTTTATCCTTGACGCCCTGTTTGTTGACAAATGCCTCCGCATGATCTAAGTAGTTATTAAATAGCGATTCTGCTTGCTCGTCATAGGCTGAAACGAAAGCCTTGGTAATCTCCTTCTCAAGTATGCTCAGGTACTCTTCATGAATAATTTTCTGTAGAAGTTCCAAGTACTTATTCCTGTCCTCCTCAGAGACAACCTGTTCCTTTACCTGCTTGACCAATGCCTCTCTGACTGAAATGGGTGTAATAATGCCCTTCTCACTGTCAGACAGTGCCGAGTCAATGGCCTTCATAATAAAGCGGGTCGAGATACCGCTCATTCCCTCATCCCGCGCCTCATCACGTAGGTCCTTAATGTCAATTTTCTTTACTCGACCCTTTTCGACAATTGCATCGCCATTGTAAATCTTCATCTTAGTTAAAACATCACACTTTTGTGACTCCTTAAGCCTAGACATCACAGAAAACATGGAAGCCACCTTTATAGAGTGGGGCGCTATGTGTGCGTCGAAATCAGAATGTCCAAGAATTTTCCTGTATATCTTGGACTCTTCCTTTAATTCCAGGCAATAAGGCACATTTATTTTGACTATCCTATCCATCACGGCCTCGTTGGTGTGATCGGACTTAAAACGATTCCACTCCGACTCATTGCAGTGTGATAGAATTGCACCATCAAAATAAATCATGGCATTTTTACCAGGAGAGGGTACGGACTTCTCCTGTGTGGCTGTTAGGATAGTGTGAAGAAACTCAGTCTCATTCTTAAAAATCTCAACAAATTCAACAATTCCTCGATTTCCAACATTAAAGGCACCATTAAGGGAAAGTACTCTGGGGTCGTCCTCGGGGTATAAGTCCAGCTTTGATATATCTTCTGTTCCAATTAAAATTGATGTATCCTGGGTGTTTGCGTCAATGGGCGGGACAACCCCAATTCCTCGACGACCCCTAATTGAAAATGAGGAGGTAGTTATGGGAAATTTTTCGTACTTATTATCGAACTCTTCCTTTAGCCTAAAGCGGCATGCAGGACAGAGATCACCCTCTATTTTAATGCCTAAAATTTCCTCAAATTTTTCCCTTAAGTTTCTTGGAAGTAGATGGAGGGGCTCTTCACGTATTGGACATCCCTCTAGGTGATAAATGGGCCCCTGTCTTTCTAGAGCCTGTTTTGTCCTCTCCATTAAAGCTGACTTACCTGCTCCAACGGGGCCCATAAGCAGAAGTACCTGACGTGATTCTTCCCCCTTTAAGCTGGCTGACTTTAGAAATCTCATAATTTTTGAGATTGCATCCTCCAGCCCAAAAAAATGAGATGAATAGTAGTCATATATAGGGATAGAATTTCCCTCAAATAAGCTCTTGCAGCGCGGGTCTGCAAGGTCCATCTTGTGTACCCCATATGAAATAATTGCATCATAAAGTCTTTTATGAGCCAGCTTAACAACGCCAGGATCCTCGCGGATTAAGTTCAGGTAATCAATAAAGCTTCCTGAAAACTTAGTATTTTTCTTCTTTTTTCTCTGTTCGTGAATTATAGACAGAAAATCATCGTTAGACATAGGTGCACATCCCTCAATATAAGTATATTACCACCAGGCAGCAATTTTTAAAATTTTAAATCTCCCACGGATCATCTTCTATGATAGTGAAAAATTTAACTGGATCAGCCCAAAGATCCACAATATTCTTGCAGACCTGCTCCGCATACTCAAGGTCAAGTTCCCTGCCGTCGAACTCGTGTTTTAATATTAGCGTATTATCAGGAGATATTACCTCTTCTACATATATCTTAGGAATACTATTAAGGCCAACATTTTTAATTAAATCGTCCCTAATTAATTTCCAGCCATCCTCGTCTGAAACTTCGTCTATCGTGTAGGTATCCCTTTTTAATGAATAGCTAAAAAGATTCATATCCCTACAGACATCATCATTTAAGTACTCACGTAAAAATGATTCGTCATGGTGAACTTCCCTGGCAAAGAAGCACTCTTCAAGCCCCATTTCTTTCTCTATCATTTTAAAAAGTTTAAATCCCAGGTGATACGGATTAATCCTGCCCATATGTGGTCGAATAACCTGATTGTGACTCTTGAGAAATGACAGGTGATACTCCTGAGGTATTCCTACCTCACTTAATATCTTATAGTGCCAAAATGAAGCCCATCCCTCATTCATAATCTTTGTTCGTGCCTGAGGAATGAAATAATCAGTCTCATCTACGACAATACCAATGATGTCTTTTTCCCATTCCCTAAGGTGTCGACCGTAATCCCTAATAAAATTTAGGATATCGTAATCAGGCTCTAGCGGAAATTTATCGATGTCAAAATCTGCATACTTTTTTTCTTTGTCATTATTGATTAAATTGATGTAACTCTCTTTAATTTCCCTATGTGTCTTTTTAGGAGTGTGAGGGAATCGACGGCACTGATACTTAATGCTATGTGCAGCATCTAATATTCGCTCCACACCATCGACGCCAATGCCAGGATCCTCAACATATTTTCTAATTCTTAATGCGGCCGATCTAAATTTGGATATCACATTAGACGGATCAGTATGGGAAAAATTTATATTATTCTTAAAAAAGTCAGAGTGACCAATGCAGTGTGCCATAGTCAGGACATGCATTGCCATGTCATTTTCTCGCATAAGATATGAGATGCTAGGGTTCGAATTTATAATCATCTCATAGGGCAACCCCTCCATTCCAGCATTATACCTAAAATGTGTCTGCTCAAAACTCTTCCCAAAGCTCCAGTGATGATAGTGTGTAGGGAGTCCAACATATGCCATGTTCCCTATCATGTCATAATAGTCACACATCTCGTAGTCTATGGGGTACCAATCCAAGTCATAGGATGCTGCTAGTTTGCAGATCTTTTTATCCCACTTTTCCAGTTCTTCAAATGTCCAGTCAGTCATTTGTAACTCCAAATATTTTTTTAAATGACAGCCAGATATCGGAAGGAGATGTCATCTTTAAGAGCTTAAAATTTTTGCCAGAATGTGGCTGGTAGTTTGTGTATGTATCAGAGTAGTTTTTTCCATATGCCTCACCTGCCGGTGTAATCTCACAAAAAGAGTACACCTGACACTTTTCAATTAATTTTTTAGTTTCAGTGAGGCACTTTTGGTGATCTTCTGGCCAATTATCACCATCGGAACAGTGAAATCCATAGATGTTCCACATACTAGTGTGAAATCTTTTTTCCACAATATCATTCATGAGCTCTAATGCAGGAGAGATTAATGTTCCACCGGAGGGCGTCCTAGAAAAAAATTCTTCCTCAGAGACTTCTTTGGCACTAATCGTGTGTGATATAAAGACAATCTCAATATTGTCATACTTGTACCTTAAAAACTGATAGACTAAGAAATAAAAGCTTCTAGCTATGTATTTTTTCTCTGTGGACATACTTCCTGACACGTCCATAATGAAAAAAACGACTGCACTGCTATTTTCCTTGGGCTTTGTCTTATAGTGCTTGTATTTTAAGTCGCTATCATGAAAAGGGAAACGCTCTTCATCCTCCTCCTGCTCATTTTCTAAATTTTTTTTATGAATTCCCAGTCTTTCAGCTGTAAGCTTTCTTTTTATCTTATTTTTTAATGTAAGCTTTTTTGAAAGCCTGGACCTAAGACCTTGCGTCCTATGACCTCTCCACTTTGGCTTCTTCTCTGTTACAAATCTAAACTTTTTCTTCTCTAGTTCTGGCAGCTCTAAGTTTTCAAATAGATGCTCTGCCAGCTCTTCAAGCGTAAGCTCAACTTCATAATATTCCTCACCTGGCTCATTACTGGCCCCCTGGCCATTTTCACTACCCTTTTTCTTAGCGTGGCCGACCTTTTGACCCTTTCTGATGTTTTTTCCGGGGGCGGACCCAACCTGCTTGTTGTGTTCGCCATCTCCAAAAATAAACCTGTATTCTTTGATGCCCTTGACTGGAATAAGGATTTTTTTCTTTCCATCTTTCCCAATTATGGATTCTTCAGCAACAATATGCTGGATTCCGTCTTTAATAGCTTTATTGATCTTCTGCTTGTGCCTACGTCTATCTGTGGCTGACCGATCAGATGTTGATTTGTGTTCTCGAAAAATTGACATAAAATTACTGTGATGATGACATCAATGAAAAGAAATTTTTAACCAGCAGCCCGACAGTTGAACCTCCCATTAGCCACAGTAAACGTGTAACGTTATTTTTCCATTGTGTTAAACGATCGATCTCTATAAGAAGCTCTCCTTTTTTATCATCCCACTTTTCCAAGTCTTTTGACCTTGCAGAAACCCAGAGAGATATTTCTTTGTGGCGATCAATAACCTGTTCCATTGATTCCTCAAATCTATCAAATTCAATTATTTTTGCTTCAACGTCTCTAGTTTTAGCCACTAAACCTCCTGAGGGGTCGTAAACTGTTATAGCCACCTTAGAGATTAATTCTTTTACTTCTGCTTGATTTGACTTAATTTGCATAATTTCTACCATAAGTTTATCAAATCCACCATTCAGTGCTGCTGCAGATGAAAGAATATTCTCGATGGCCATTAGCCTATTATTAAGAACTGTATTATCAGATTCATCATTCATTTTAGATCCCTCCAAAGATGTCAATATTAACTATCACTCACCTTTATTTTGAGATCTCATATTAGCTACAAGTGTTGAACTAGATTGAATTTTTCCCCCTCCTACACCGAATATAATTTCACAGCCAATTAATTCACAGATATCATGCTCTGGAACATTAGAGGAATCTGTCCTATCTCCTCCTTTTGTAAAAAAATCTGGCTTTAGAATTTCTATTGCTCCTTTAACTGTTTGCCCACCGTCATCCCAGGTTGTCACCGAACCTACACCTTCTAATCCAGAAATAATTTCCATACGTTCAGCTATTGGCATAAATGCATAGCCCTTTTTTCTTATTAAGAAGCCGTCATTGTTAACTACAATGACAACCATTGACTTCTTAGCTTTCGATGCTAAGTCAACGGTGCCTTGAATACACCGTAGATGTCCAACATGAAGTGGATCAAACCCACCAGATGTTAAGTAAATTTTTCCACCTCTTTCTCTAAACTGACTCTCTATTAGATAGTTAGCTAGATCTTCTATATTACTCCATATCATAACTTACAGCACCTTTAGTTATTAATCTTCTACTTAGAAGATACTATTCAAGCCTCTAGTATTAATAATATTAAAAATAACTGCTATAGTGTGTTTGTTTAACTAGACGTACTTTTTAATCTCGGCACTGATTTTTTTATTGAATATTTTTATAAAAAACTTCTTATCAGGAGGTTTTGGAGTACGAAGTGGAAACATTCCCGATTCAGAGGATAGCATGTTTCCTTTTTTTTGATTGCACTCTCGACATGCAGTCACTAAGTTATGCCAAGAGTTAATACCGCCACGGGATTTTGGGATTACGTGATCCAGCGTGAGATTAGACGTCTCAAATACCCCGCTGCAGTATTGACACCTATAGTCATCCCGAATCATTATATTTTTCCTAGAACAAGAAAATTTAACATGCTCATAGTTTACAAATCGCTTTAAAACTATGACAGCAGGAACTTGCCACGCTTTTTTAGCAGATCTAATAAATTTTTCATATGCTTCTATAATGTATGCTTTTCCCATAATAACAAGGCTTATTGCATCCTGCCATGAAATAATCTCTATCGGCTTGTACGATGAGTCTAATTTAAGTGTTACAACATTGGATAGCATGTAGGTGTCCCATTATTAAATATAACGAGTTTTTACAGACGGTCTTACTCCAGACAATAAAATAATTTGACAAATATGCTCTAATCGTTCAATGTGCTCAAATGCATCCCATGGATTTTTTCCCACCGCGCAGGCTCCATGATTAGCCTGACCTACAATATCATATTCCACTTTTCCATCGCTTATTTTTAACTGCTTTGAAGTCGCATTGGCCAGCTCGATGGATGTGGCAGGTAATGTGGGAACATTTTTACCAACGCGAGTATACCTGTAGATTTCAGGGAAATTAGAGGCGACTGCCTGTAGGTCAAAACCGGCAAACATTGCGGCGACTATATTAGTCGGATGAACATGTAAAATACAGCGTGTTTGCGGCGCATTATTTAATAATTGCCAATGCATCTCTAGCTCACCGGATGGATTAATATTTTTTCCAATATGAAGTCCATCATTTGTGATTTTAATTTTTTCAATAGATTCCGGATAGATAATGTTTTTTCTTACACCTGAAGGCGTGATATAAATCTTGTTATCTCCCTTTCTTCGCAGGGAGCAGTTGCCGTCTCGTGTAGTTATCCAGCCCCTTTTATAGCATTCACGCATTACGTCACCAATAGCAGTTATCATGTCTTATCCTTGTCTGTGTTAAATAACAGAAATAAATGTATTTTACATAGATATTAATATGAGAGCAATCTTTAAGTTTCTAAGCATAGCTTTGATTTTAGTCATCACTCAAGGGTGTTCAACTAACCTAAAAGACTCATCTAATTTTATTGAACGTGATGCATTCGTACACGTTGAAGTTAATAATTTAAATATTTCAAATGAAGATGGTGCGCAAAGAGAAAGGCAGGGCTTTGGATCTGGTGTTATTGTAGAAAGTAATACATACAGAACCCTAATACTTACCGCGGCACATGTTTGCGTGCCAAGTTCAGATTATTTTTCGGGTGATGTGCTAACTTTTATAACGGTGTCTACGTGGAATGAAGAAAGATTATCGGTTGAAGTCGTTGGAATAGACATAGTAAACGACCTGTGCATGCTTGAAGGTGATTTTTCAGGCTTGCCATACATTAGACTAAGCAGGATTTTACCAAAACCAGGTGATACCGTCTACAATCTAGCGGCTCCTTATGGAATATTTGGTAATAAGTTTATACTAACTTTTAGTGGAACCTACTCGGGAAAAATGTCACCTGACAATGAGCAGATTTATACTATTCCAGCAGCTCCTGGATCAAGCGGCTCACCTGTTTTTAATTCCAGGGGACATCTTGTCGGAATTATTCACTCATCTACGACTGTAATGGAATCAATCGCAATCGGTCCAACCACAGAGGCGGTCTTAAATTTTGTCTCTGATTTTTAGGAGCGTTTAATTTCGCTTATGAGAGATTCAATCTCATAGTTATTAAACATATTACGGAGTCGTGACGCTTCATGCTTGATTAGAAGCTTGCGATCCTGGGCCTCCCTAAGAAGTTCAACACTACTTTCAGTTGCCTCTGGATCATCGAATTCTCCCAAAAGAAAATTCCTAGTCAGTTCCCGCCAATCAATTTTATTAGACATAATCAATAGTTCTCCTTTTATTAATTATGAACTAGCACACCTTTTGTTTACATATTAGAGTCAACAGTGTCGATTTCTGTATCGGCGGTCTCAAACAAGCTCTTAATCTTTCCACCGAACTGAACTGATATTGCGATACAGACAATGGCAATAGCCACCAGTATGATAACATACTCGGTCATGCCCTGTCCACGTTGGTCTTTTATTAATTTTATCATAAAAATAAATAAAATGGAACAGTTGAATTGTTTATTTATTGAATTAATTTAACAGTTATGCAACATTTTCAAGGGCCCGCGCAAGTGCCTTGTCCAACGCTGCCCAGTGGTGCTTACTTATAAATCCTATATCTTCTCTGTTTAAAGAGTCAATGGCTTTCTTGTATTTAATAGCTTGTTGAGGGGATGGATTATCCAGTAAATTATGTAACATGTCAGAGAGTTTAACAATTAGGGTGTCAGGTTTGCTTATCAAAGAATTGAAATATTCGTCATACGACTGTTCGTTTTTATCATGTGTCATATTCTGAATTATTGAAAGAATTTTTTCACTTTGATCCAAGTTTCTTATTGATCCCTTTATTAGGCCTATTAATTCACCTTGTGTCACATTTCCAAGCTTGGGAGCATCCTCTAATGAATCATGTAGGTATGCAGCCAAGCAAAGGTCATCCCTTTCACCATAAAATCTTTTAACTATTTTAGCCACCTTTTCTGGATGTGAAATGCCAGGCATTCCTGATGACCTTCTTTTTTGTCCTAGGTGTGCCAAGTTTGCAGTGGCAATTACATCCTCGACATCTTCAAGATTACCACCGCATACTTCTATGAGGTACTCTCGAATAAATCGCCTTATAATTTTTGTATCATCCATTAGAACTTCTCAAATATAACTACAACACGCATATCGGCATGTCCGCTAGTTCCTTGAAGCTTTACCTTGATATTATGCTTTTTTGACTCCCATACTCTGTTTTTTTCGACCTCTTTAAAATCATAAACACCCTCCTGCATCATTGCCGTCATTGCAATGCCACATCGGTGCATGATATAATTTGAATCAGGCGTAAAATCAGGAGTTGGATTAGGAAATTCAGGCCACACATGAATGTGTGGTCTCTTGGGCATTCTGTGAAAACCGAGGCAAAATAAACAACCTTCAGCATTATCATGTACAGATGACATATCAATAATTATACGATTACCTGCAACCTAGTTTGAAGTCGCCGCAAGAAGCTAGATATTCGTGGATTAATTTATTGTAAAAAGGTCAATTTTTTGAGAAAAATTATCATCGCACTTTGCTAGGTTATCATCACTAATAATATCGAATGGTATTGCTGAATTATTTTCAATCTCAAATCGATTGCCATTGATAAAAGGGACTTTTACTATGTTGCCATCAAATAACGATCTATCCAGCATGCTAGAATTTGATGAGACAGGCCCAGACGTATATGCCATCACAACGGACATTGTCGATATCATGATAGATATCGTAAAAAAGCATATAACCAATAAATTAAAACCTCTAAACATTATGTTTCCGTATCTCTTATTAGCGTGGGGTATAAATTATATCAGGAGGAAATACATAAGAAAATGCCTTAAGCATCTCTGCGGCGCCGCTTGACGCCTGATCCTCTAGGTACCCACCAATATCAGTATGAGGATATTTATCTAGCTCACCAGTTAACATCTGTTTAAAGTGAACTAATTCATGCGCACATGACCTAAAAATATCAGGCATGGCTCTTCCAGCTCCTAAAACTTTAATAGTATGTGTGGCTGGTGAGAAATTTGCTGTGGTACGAATACCGGCATCCTTTCTATCAGCTGCTATAATAATAGCTCGAGGACATGGCACGCTAAGATAGTCTAATGCAAAAGTAATAAAGGCATGGAGCAGATCCTGCTCCAGCCTCGTCAGATTAATATCTTTATTTATTACTAGCATTTTTTGCTATTAAGTAGCTACACTTATTAGCAGCCGCCAGAAAGCAGGACAAATGCTGCGGCGCCAACCAAAGAACCAAGTGCAACAAGTTGCACAGGTCTACTCCAGCCAAGCGGATTCAATCTATCTAAAAGATTTCTAAGGTCCATTTTAATACTCCGTTATTTTGATTAATTGTTAAAAATACCGGCCATTTCCAGCCAGCGATCATTAGTGGCACCCTCGCTAAGAGATTCATCACTATCGTGATGCTCTCCCTCGCTGGTATCACCAAGAAGTAGGTTCGTTTCCTCGGCGTATTCCGGGGTTTCTTTTTCATCAACTTTAACAGGAACATCACTTCGAACGTCAGTTTCCACATCAAGATTAAATTCTGATGCGAAATCTTCCTTGTTTAATGCATAGCCCATTTCTTCCATGAAACTATCAAATGTAGATAGCTCTTCACCCTGCTGGCCACCAAGCCATGCGCTTAGCATCTGCTGGCCGCTTTCTTTGCCAAAAACTGTATTGGCATGTGCCAGAAATGCTGTCTGCATGTCATGGTTTGAAGTTATTTCATCATCACTGGTCTGGATCGTAAATTCCTCTTGAGAAGCCTCTACCTCCTGCTCCTCCTGCTCCAGCATAATATCGACTAGTGACTTCATTGCAGACATTGGTCGGTGTGGGGCCAGGTGATTCTCTGGCGAGTACCTGCCCATAGTGGACAGCGACTCAAATGCCTCCTGGAGTGGTAGTGCAGGATATCCTGCATTGGGTTCGTCAGCAACAACCATAAATTCCTGGTCCCCTACAGCATCCTCTCCGGTCTGCCGCTTGACGTGGTCAAGTGGAGCGACTAAGTTAAGCGCGTCCTCACCGCCACCAGCCCAGGCGTCCTGCACTGTGTGCACTACATCCTCTGGCCTAAAGTGATCCAAGACATCCTTGAGTGACTTACGACGCGTGCCATCCTTTTGTGACTCAGTCATGTCGGTGGACTCTTCATACTCACCGCGGTGAATCCAGCCCATCAGCTGTCGAGCTCGATCGTGCCAGTCATCGGCAGCCTTACGAACACCCTCCAGTTCCTCCTCTGTTGACGCATTGCCAAGCCTCATCATTAGGTCATTGACATGACGCTCGAGGTCAGGATGGTCAACTGGAAGCTCCTTGATGCTGTCTAGCGCAGCCTTCCTAAGCTTCTTAAGTTCAGCCGGTGAATCAAAGTCAGCAGCGGACGACGATCGATCAAGCTCGGACATCACAACAGCCTCTTCGAGGACTATTTTTTTAAGTTCTTCCAGGCTAACCTTCATAATATTATTCTCCAACGATAGAGGAGGCCTCTTGCATAATCAGGTTGCGAAGGCCAGCACGACCTATAGCCTCATTTGAAGCGCGACCACTTCCATCAGGCCTGAATCCGGAGGTCTGTGAGGATCCCTCATCGGAAGCCTTCCCATCCTCGTATCCTGAGGTGTGAGATGAACCCTCATCGGATACAACAGCTTGGATCTTTCGATCAAGCTGCTTAGCAACTTGAGGATTTTCCCATGACTTAATAAGCAATGTTATACTTTTTTTCAGTTCATCGTTCCACTGATCCTTAATAGGGTCGAGCATGCCCAGCAGCTCACCTTTTACCCAGCTTAACAATCCAGCATCTGTTACTGATCCAGCATCTGCTACTGATCCAGCATCCGGCTCTGCCTCTTCGGTTTCATGAAGCCTATCTGCCTCTTCACGAACTATCTGCCTAATGGCACCTACTGTTACTTTCATAGTAAAACTCTCCTACACGCGTGCGCTATGTCACACTATAAGTATTAACGCCGGCACAAAAAATAAGTTAGTCCTTGTACTTCCTCATATGGACTGGAGTGGACTGCTCATGAATGCCGTGCTGCTCATCAGTCTCATGCTCCCCCATCATGACAGCCTCCAGCAGCTCGACTGGAATATCCGTCTCAATTCTCCCATTGGGCCAGCGAATATCATAGACAGCAATGTGTCCGGACTCGTCCAGGGAGTGCCACATCACCTTGCCAACCTCATCAACAGCGGAACCCTTCCGCCGAGCGTGAGTCAGTCACGTGTGTCCAATGATCTCCTCAGCCTCAGGATCGTCTGTGTCGAGCTCCTCCATGCCGGTTCCAAAGGGATTTTCGGCTGCCTTTCGCAGCTCTTCCTTAATCTCTACTGTCTCATGAACTCCAGGAACGCTCAGCGCTGCAAGCGCCTTCTTCTTGCTTTTAAATCCCTTTCGAAATATTCCACCGTCCTTATTATCCAGGATATACCATGTGCCCACTGCTCCGTACTTACCACCAGTACTTTTCCTCACACAGCCCTCGCCGCCCTCTGATTTTGCGCATTTTTGACCCAGCCCATCAGGGCCCTTCTTTTCTGTTACCATTGCGGTAACCTCATTTAGAATAAAACGCTGAAGGTGTTTTCGATTAATTTTCATATTACTATTTTTCCTTTTAGTCGGGGTATCACGACATTTCCTCTATAAATTTAATTATATTCTTGATGCCGTCGATGTCAATACCACCTTCCTCTTCAATTATTTCTTTGATCTTAAACTGCACGGACTTTGGTATCTCTGTTTTTATTCCTATCTGACTGGCAACGGCGGCAATATTATCTGCCTCGAGGAAGCCGAGAATCTTATTAATTGTTCCATTGTTGGCGATCATCACCTTACTGAACAGACCGATGGCTGGTTTTATTGCCTCAAGTGCTTTTGGATCGATTTTTTCAACAACCTCGGCAACCTCGGCACCAGCAGTAATCATGTCCATCACAGGCTCCAGAGCCTTAAGGATAGTCTTACCACCCTTTCCGACAGCATCCCCGGCAGCTGGAATCATTGATATAACAGACAGTAGCGCCTGCAGGTGATTACCTCGTGCCACCGATATAATAGCATTGGCGGCGTCTGCCACCTCACCGACACCTGGAATCATTCCGACAACGTCCAGGCCGAGTTGCAGTTTATCGACAAAGCCCTCCCGTAAAACGGCCTCCGAGAGCTCCTCACGTATTATACCACGTAGCTGTTTTTGGCTAATTCTCATCTAGTTCGTCACCCGCCACCAATAAGTATCGTCGTAAATCTCAATTAGATGGTCCAGGACCTACTTTAGGTCATCCAGGACGTCCCCTGATGCATTTCGTTGGTTAGGACCAATAGGTAAGGTGGTAAGCAAGGTAGAGTACACCAGATGACGTTATGGGAGGGCGTTGTCTGAGGAGGTGACCGACTCGGCGGCGGAGTTAATTGCGGCGGAGACGCCGGCGAATGTTAGAAGTGCCACAATAATTGCGAAGGCTAGACCACCTCGACCCCGGCTACTTGACATGTTAGGTCCCCTATTAATAGATATGGGGAACTAGAAAACAGAAAGGGGCCACCCCTCAACGAGGCGACCCCTTGGAATTCAAGCTTCTGAAACTCTATCTACTCTGAGTTTTGATCTTTGTCAAGAGTTGCAACGAGCACCCAGAGGGCCACCAGTCCAACGAGTCCCTCGGACCCGAGTTGCTTGGTGACATCCACCACGCTACCGACCACATCCACCTCGAGGAACGGAACGGTTGCTCCGAACAGCACCTGGAGGACGACCCCCAGAGCCAACAGTGAGATGCTCAGTGATGTGAGCGACTTAAGTAGGCCAGCGGCCTTGTTCAAAATTTCCATAACTATATATCCTTCCGCTATTGAGATCGTGTGACCCCAGATAACAGCCAATAACTATTACGAAGCGGCTGAGAGGTCTTGATTTTCGACCCCTCCCATCGATGGCAGTGGATTGGATTTAAATCCCAACGGGATTTTTTCGCGGTTGGTTTTTTGTGGAGATATCTAGCGAAGTTATTTTCTTTTTAAGAAGTCCATGCATCAGGATTGCCAAGATGCTTTACAGTCTTAAGCGCTCCCTTTTCTCCTGTCGCATATTTTTTAACCTGACGTGCTACTGTATCCGCCATTAACATGTCTTTATCTTTTAAGATGTTAACAACCGCATTAATATCGCCAGAGCTTAGTGGAGGCGCACCTTCGCCAGGATTCCGTGCAGCATCCCTTAAGTCAGCCTCATCAAATCGAAGCATTGTTAACTCTTTTTCTGATAGTTTGGTTGCTGATAAAGCATCATTTAAAAATTCCGCAATATCCACTGTTCCGGATCCCGTCTTTATTGCCAATGCTTGAATAAAAGTTTTTTCATCAATAGGGTTGGCTTCTAGCTTTTTCATGACCTCTTCAGGCTTTGGGCCAAGCCATTTATCCAGCCACGGTAGTTTTGATGCCCAATCATATGCTTTCCCACCTGCAAAGCCTCCGACTGCCAAGCCTGGAACAGCACCGAATCCAGCTCCTCCTGCTCCCCCTAGGAGCGCTCCGATAGAGCCTCCAGCCCACTGCGATCCTGCTTTAGCCCTATCACGTCGTCCGCTGTAAGCCTCTATTTCTTGAAGAGATGACATAAGCTCTTCCTTGATAATCTGCCGTAGTTGCGATGCTTTTATCTTCATGGTAGTCTCACATTCATTTTATAAGTAGGCTACACCATCACTAAGGTTAAATCCCAACGGGATTTTTTTCGCAGGTGGTTTTTCGTGGTCATGGCTCGCCTTTTTTCGCGGGAGGCCCGCGAGGCGGCGACTACCGACTACACCGCCGGCCGTTGGCCAGCAACGTCCCGGCGTTGAGCCTACTTCTTTTCCTCGAGGTCCTTGATCAGCTTGTCCAGTTTCATCTTAATCAGCTCAAGTTCGGCGTCGGTCAGGTCCTTTCCCATAGCCTTCCTAATTCTATCGACAGCACCGGAGACAGCATCGGACATTGGTCCCTCATCCACGGAGGCTTTATCGCCCTCTGTCCAGAAGTTGACGCAGTCCTCGTCGATATCATCATCAGTGGCACCCTCACCAACCGGAACCATGGTGACGGAGGGCGGAATAGACTTGCACATGGTCCGTGTGACACTCTCGCTCTGCGCTGCTAAGGCCTGCTGGTTACCCCTGGTGGCACCGGCAGTTGCCTGTCCACCCTGGCTCTGGCCAGCGGAGACAGCTCCACCCATTTTAGACTGTCCAAGCTTATAGTCACCCTTGACTGTGCCGTCATCGACGGGGTGGGGATCGGCAGGAGGTCGAATGGCCTTTAACAGCATGCTAAGATTATCCTCAGCTTCCTCCGGGCCTAAATGATCTAACCAGTTTTGCAGCACCGGCCACTCAGGAACTAGTGCCTGACCCTCAAGCCAGTTGTCCAGTTTTTTCAGGTCTTCATCATAATAGACCATATCACGCAGTCCGTCAAGAATGTCCCCAGCCGAATAGCCCATACTTCTTAGGTCAATGAGATGCATTTTAACATCCGAATCACTGCTGCCACCGGCAGCCTCGCGGACCAGCCGCCGAAACTGTCCAACGGTCATCAGTGTGGACTCGTTGGTGGTGTAAGACTGCCACGCCCCCTCAACATCGTTTGGATCGAGGTAATCAGTCGGGACTCCAAAGTACTTCCAGTGGGTGAAAATGTTGTGGGCATCGATATCAATATTAGGGATATCAATATTAGGGTTTTCTAGTTCTTTACCCGGTTCTTTTTTGTTAATATATTTATCAATCTCAGCCTTGATAGCTTCAACGGCGACATCACGTGGGGGTCCACTCGGCGGTGGGTTGATTTCAGTATTAGTCTCCATGTCGACATACTCCGGGACCATTCCGGCAGCCCTAGCTGCCTGCTTGATCCTCCTAAGTCGCTGGTTATCCAGCGCACCATTGACGCCACCGTACTTGTTGCCAATATACTCGGAGAATGTATTCACATCATACTTAGATCCACCTTCGTACTTGGTGTCCAGGTTAACGCCCCAGCTAATCCTGCTGGTGTCATCTTTGTTAACACCAGTGTCATGCTTTTCAATATTGCCGAAAATTCCCGCCTCCATGGCCTCCTTGACCATGTCACGGAATTGTCCGACGGTCATCAGGACTGACTCATCCATTGGCCCTCGAAGTCTAGCACCAGTGACCACCAGGCTATCAGTACCGAGGTCAGTACTGTCAGGATCGACCGTCTCCAACCACTCCCTCATCCCGGAAAGGCGCTCGTCCCACCCTGAGCGGCTGTAGTCAGTGACGTAGGCGATGTAGAGTTTGCTAACGTCCTGGGGCCGCCTGTTGAATGTCTCCTTGAAGGTGTCCGACATCCGATCGCCCTCGTCCGACAGCCACTCCTCGAAGCCGGAGGCATCGGCCGCACCGGTGTCCTGGTAGAGACCCATGATGGGAACGAAGGCATCGTCCGGGAGTCCGGCGCCGAGCAGTCTCTCGGCAATCCTCCGGTAGGCGGGATCGTAGTCCAAAGCCTCCCTGACAAGACGTCGGAACTGGCCGACAGTCATCAGTGTCCCGTCATCGCCGTCAACGGCCGGACCTGGAGTGCCGATGGCCTCGGCCAGTAGTTGGACAGCCCTGTCATATGACTCCCTCATGGCCGGAGCTAGCAGGGTGACCAGGATGTCGTCATCCATGCCAGCCAAGTTTCGAATGAACTGGTCGCGGTCCCAGCCGGCATCGACCATGGCACTGATAAACTCTGCCATCTTGCTGCTAAGGCCCCCGGCCTTCTGCCGGAGTATCCCCTCGATATCCTCGGTTGACATGCTGGCCAGATCCTGGCTGGGAACGCCACGGGCGGATGTCCGGGTGACGACAGCATCCTCGTCGACGGCCCCCAACTCTGCCAGTATCATGTCCCTTAGTGTCTGTCTGGTAACGTTCATTTCTTCCCCTTTTTTCATTTCTTTCTAGGTTCGACCACATGGCTGCCTTTGCCGCCGCCTCCAGGGCCTTCACCACCGGCAAAGTGGGCCCCCTGCTGGACAGTCGGCTTTCCTGTGGCGACTATGTGTGCTGACTGGCATGCGGCCCACTTGCCCTTGCCGGCCCAGTCGAACTTCCCGGCCTTGACGGCTTTGCTGCACTTGTTGTCATACTTCTTGAGGACTGAGACGGAGCCGTCAGATGCCCGGTACGTCTTCTTCTTGCCTTTTTTCTTTTTCTTTCGTTTCTTGCGACGTTTCTTCTCGTCGACCTCATCGATATCTGCCTCTGCCGCCTCGTCGGAGGCCTCCGGCCTGTACTTGCGCTTCATTCCCGTGAATGTGCTGGGATGGCCGGCGACTCGGTCACCATCGTCGTCGGTGTGTCCGCGGACCCACTCCTTCTCATGGTACCGCTTGGCTCCACGGGGTAGCTTGACCAGCTCGGCCTGTATCTCTTCTGAGATTATCTCTCTTAGCCGGCGTAGAGTTAGCCTCATGGTTAATTACACATTCCTGAAATCGTATGCTTGGCGACCGTCGTTGTCAACAAGCCACTGAATAATATCTTTTTTGGCTTCGCTGGCCGTGCCGTACTTTGCGTTTCGAACATGATTAATTAGACTACTCATTATCCCATACCTAACAGGACGAGGCCCGGGTGCTGCTCCGGCAATTTTTTTGGCTAGCGCGACGGCTTGGCTAGCGGGGAATCCCTCCCAATTGCCATATCCCCCGCGGGTGTCATCGCGACTGCCCCTATACTCTTCGGCGAGCGGTTCCCCCTTGGCGTCCTCATTAAGCATCGTGGTAACGCTGAACAGCTCGGCCGCGGCCCGGTTCAACTTGGCTACCAGTTCCTTGTGAATATCCGGCGAAGGTCCTGGACCCGGGTCACTGGTGGCTGGGGGCTGGACATTGCCCTGCTCAATGGCATTCATCATTCCCAGTATCTCTTCCCGCCAGCGAGACAGGTCATCCAACAGTACCTGACTGGTCGGTGCCTCAGCATAGGTGTACTCCTCAACAAGGCATTTCTGTGCCTCCTCTTGGATAATTCTTCTTAACTGTCTTGCTGTTAGTCTCATGGTTTCCACTTTTTCTCATCTATTTTTATGTTGACAGCATCGACCGTGGCCTCGACTGAACGATGCTTCTTCTCCTCCGGGTCACTGAGGATCGTGGCATACACTTGCCCGTCTTCGTCTTGGGCGACGTTGAAGCTGGCATCGGTATAATCACGGGTATAGTTGACATTGATCGAGTTATTATCACTCCGGTATGTGTGGTGAGGCCGCAGCATCAAGGCTTCGTGGTTATAGAAGTTATCAACGAACTCTACCACCTCTTCACCGGCCGTGTCGGCTGTCTCATTAATGGCACCCTGAAGCTCCTCCTGGATTATCTGTCTTAGTTGTGATGCTGTTAGTTTCATGTTATGGGGCTCCTGTACGTGCGTGTACATACTAAATATTAGAGAGAAGCTCAAAATTTCCCGAGAAAAATTTTTAGAAGTAGGCGTTTTAGGTTTTTAGAAAAGTTTTCGGAAACGATTTTAAAAATGCACGTAGATTGCGTGGGGGCCTGGCGCCCTCCAGCGGGCCCTTTAAGCCCCACACACATGGCCCTTTTTGGGGCCCTTTTGAGGGCCATTTGAGCAGCCCTTTGGGCAGCCCTTGTCCGGGCCCCTAGGCGGGGCCCCGGACGGGCTGTCGGGGCAGCCACTCCTACCGGGCGTTGGCGGGCTGTGCCCAGACCTCACCGCGGTCGGCGGCGTTCTGGTTGCACATCAGCTGGTAGCACTCCAGCTCGTAGGACTCGCCTCGGTCGAAGGTGACGTAGACGGTGCCATCGGGGCGCCGGGGGATGCAGGTGATGGTGCACCACTGGGTACGGGCCGCGTCGCGGGACCAGGCCAGGACGCGCTGCCCCTTGGTCCAGACACCGTACGACTCGATGCGGGTGCGGGGGGTTGTGGGGTTCTGGTCGCGTGGGATGGTGTAGGACATTCTGAGTCTCCGCGGGGGGTTCATCCCCCCATTAGCTCTATTATAACCCCTCAGCGCTCCCGCTACACGGGGGACCGGTCAGACCAGCAGCAGTGTCAGCAGCGCGGCGGTGGATGCCAGGGCCATGGCGCCGTCCCGGAGGAACGCCCTCACGAGGAGGGGTCCACGGCCGGGGCGAAGTGTGCCTCGACCACGTTGCGGACGAAGCGTCGGTGCTTCTGATCGATGTACCGGTTGCGCTTGTCGCCCTCCTCGTGGCAGCCGTTGTGCCGGACGGGGGAGTCGGCGTAGGCCAGCAGGTCGCTGCGGGTCAGGCCGGTGCCAATGGCGAAGGCGGCGAAGTGGCGCATGCCGTCCGGGTCATCTGCCCAGATTCCCATCCGGGTGTGTCGGGGCAGGCCTCGAAGGATGACGGCCAGGGTGGTTGGTGCTACGTACATGATGGTTCTCTCCCAGGGGGTTCATCCCCCATTAGCTCAATTATAACTCGCCGGCGTCCCCGCTACACGAGGTCCTGTGCTGGGAGGAAGTGGGCGCCGACCGCGTTGCGGACGAAGCGTCGACACTTGTTGGCGGCGTAGCGGACCCGCTTGTCACCGAACTCGTAGCTCGGCCCGTCGTAGGTGCTGTCGGCGTAGGCCAGGAGATCCTCGACGGTCAGGGTGGTGGTGCTGACGTAGTCCGCGAACCGCTGCAGCTCGACTGGGTTGTCGGCGCGCACGCCCATGGAGGTGTGTCGTGGGAGGCCGCGGCTAATGAGGGCGACTGTGGTCGGGGCTGATTCGCTCATGTTATCTCCTTGGTTGGTAGGTACATTATACCACAGCTGCGGTCGTATTGCACGGATTACAGCTGGTTGTGGTAGATGACCAGGTTGCCCCACAG